GGTTCCCCGCGCCGTCATTTTGTGCGAGTTTACTCTAAAATGTTGAGGTAAACATAGATACAACTTGCGTAAAGTTATGAACAAAGAAAAATACCCCCAACTTCTGACCAAAAAAATCAGCGAGCTTGTGCCTGCTCGATACAACCCAAGAAAAATTTCTAGCGATGCGTTGGGTAGGCTTACAAAAAGTTTAAGCGAGCTTGGGAATCTTCAACCGATCACTTGGAATGCCAAGACGGGGAACATTGTTGGAGGCCATCAAAGATTAAAGTGCTATTCAGCACTTGGGAAAGACGAGGTTGAGGTTTGGGCTGTTTGGCTGGATGAGGCACAAGAAAAAGCCGCGAACATCGCCCTTAATAAATTGAGTGGAGAATTTGATTTGCCATCACTCAAAGACCTATTGGAAGAATTGGACACCGGGGAAATTGATTTGGATATAACTGGATTTGGGGCAGAGGAACTAGCCGACCTAATGGAGCAGACAAAACCAGAGGGTAAAGAAAATATTGAAGGGAGTGGGGAAAAATGTGAAGCTTGCGGTCGCCCCTTATGATGAATGATAAAACAAGTCGAGCTAGTGGAAAAATGGGGTCTATCAAAGGGCATGGTTTCGATCATGGTCAAAAGGGGAATGCCCTTGACCTCGGAAGCCGATGCGATGAAATGGCGACTGCAAAACCAGCAGGCGGTATTTCGCAAAGGCCCGCCACTTTCTGAGGGCAACCAGGCAGAATCCCAAGATGTTTCCAATGAAGATTTATCTGCCCTTAACACGCTTGGTAGGAAACTTCGGGCGGAGCGAATGGAAGTCGCGGCTTTCCGGCTCATGGTCAAAGCGTCCAATGATAAGAACCCGATTGCCACCAGAGCCGCCATCCACGCTTATCGGGATGCTCAAAGAGTTGTTCGGCAGGCCGAGATAGATCACCATGAAGAACAGGCTCACCTTCGACAAACACTTTCGATTAGTGAAGTCGAAGAAGTCTTTTCTAAAACACTCGGCGGAATCCGTGCGCTACTGGATGCGATGCCATCTTCTGTCGCGGCAAGAGCCAACCCAAGCGACCCAGAGTGTGCCAAAAAAGCCATTGAAGATGCCGTGAATCAAATCTATCTAGCCATTCAGAAATCGGAAGGAGCGTTTGCGTGAACGAATGCTTCATGGTCATATTGGCAGGCTTTACCATTTTGTGCGTAGTTCTTTCTTTGACGGAATGAAACGCTCCCCCCTTAAACGCAAAACCCCCCTCAAGCGAGGCGGACGGCTTCGGCCAGTATCCAAGAAGCGAGCCAAGCAAAACAAGCAATATTCAATTTATAGAAACCTCTATTTGGGCAACCATTCTGCTTGCGAGATATGCGGTAAAAAAGCGACTCAAATTCACCACAAGAAAGGAAGATTTGGGGAGAGGCTAAACGATATGAATTATTTTATGAGCGTTTGCCACGCTTGCCATGAATGGATTCACAGGAACCCACTAGAGGCATATGCCAAGGGCTACCTAGTGACGCGATGAATGAAGATCAGAATTACACATTTAGATGGCAAATTGCCAAACTTGGCGTTAATGAAATTATCGGCATGGCACAAGGCGAAAAAGGATCAAATATTTTTCAGCAAGTCAGTTCAGAAAGAACTATGGGAGGGCGAATACGACATAGTTTATGGAAGCTCAATTTTTGCTTGGAGCAAGCCCGCCAGAGAATTGTTTTTGGCAAATTTCCCAAATGCAATTATTGGGGGAACTGGTTCGGGGAAAACCCAAACCATAGAGGAAATTGTGGGGATGGATTTTGATGAATACGATTATTCAATTTACCCATCGTTCCCATTCTCAATAGGATTCTCTCAGCGAGGTTGCCGCCTTAAATGCTCCTTTTGCGTTGTCCCAACAAAGGAGGGAAAGATAAGGGACAATAGCAGTATTAGAAGGATTTGGAGGGGCGAGCCGTGGCCTAAAAAAATAGTGCTTTTAGACAATGACTTTTTTGGGCAACCAAGCTGGCGGGAAAAATGTGAAGAAATTTTAGAGAACGATTTTGAGGTGTCTTTTAACCAAGGAATAAATGTAAGGCTTATTCATAAGGAGGGGGCAGAACAACTAGCCAAAATAAAATATAGAGACGATCAGTTTAAGAATAAAAGAATCTATACAGCATGGGATAATCGCAAGGACGAGGCGATTTTTATGAAGGGCATAAACACCCTTATGGATGCAGGCATAAAGCCAAGGCACATTATGGTCTATTTTCTATGCGGGTATTGGCCGGGGGAAAAGTTTGAGGATGTCTATTATAGGTTTGAAAAAATGAATGCGCTGGGGCTGTTGCCTTATCCGATGGTCTATAACAACCATAACCAAGAACTCAAAAGATTCCAAAGGTGGGTGATACGCAGATACTATAAGTTTATTCCTTGGGTAGAATATTCAAGAAGCGGAGATTCCTATTCAAAGAAATACGAGAATCAGATTGGTCTTTTTGCATGAAAACCGCCGAGATAGTCAAAGGGCATTTCGTCCCAAGGGAAAAACTTTCTATACCTCAATGGTGTGAGCAGAATCTAACCTTGTCGGCTAGGGTTACGAATATCCCCGGCCCTTACTCAACAAACCTCACGCCGTATGTTCGAGAACCCCTAGAAGCGTTTGGGAATGATAATGTAAGAAGGGTGACGCTTGTTTGGGGGGCGCAAACCTCAAAGACAACCACGATTCTTGCAGGGCTTTCTTATAGGGTTGCCGAAAATCCTTGTCCCGCATTATGGGTCATGCCCTCGGAGCAATTAGCAAGAAGTTTTAGCGAAACCCGCTGGCTCCCGATGGTGGACGATTGTCCCGCCCTAGCCAAAGAAAAACCAATCGACACAGACAAAATAAAGATTCTCGAACAGCACTTTCGCAGAATGTCTTTATGGTTTACTGGCAGCAACTCTCCGAGTTCCCTTAGTAGTCGCAGTATAGCACTTTTATGTCTTGATGAGGTTGATAAATTTTCCGATGGCTCATCCTCGAAAGAAGCCGGAGCCTTGCAGTTGGCAGAGGCAAGAGTTTCGACCTATCCCAACCATCTTATTATTTCAACCAGCACGCCGACAACCGCCGACTCAATCATCTGGGCAGAATGGCAAAAAGGGGATATGCGGTTTTATTTCGTTCCCTGCCCTCATTGTGGGCATAAACAAAAGCTAATTTGGGAGCAGGTTAAGTGGGATAAGGAAGCCAAGATAAACGATGCCGAATGGGACTTCGGGCGGGTCAAATCGAGTGCCTATTACGAATGCGTGGAATGCAAGGGGCAGATTCGGGACGGGCAAAAGACGGCGATGCTTCGGGCGGGGGAATGGATAGCGACCAATCCAAAAGCTGAACCGCAAAGACGCTCCTATCACCTTAATGGCCTTTACCCGCCGTGGACAACCTTCGGCTCGCTGGCGGTCAAATGGCTCCAAGACAAGCAAGGCATTTTGGGCTTACAGGATTTTGTGAATCGGGTCTTGGCAGAGCCTTGGTTGGAACACGAAACCGAGCGCATAGATTTGAAGCCGGGAAGCTACAAAATGGGCGAGGTTAAGATGGGCGAGTTCCCCGTGATGAGTTGCGACATCCAAGAAGCAGGGGGCTTCCACGCTTGGGCAATCGTTAGGGCTTGGGATACCGATGGGAAATCCCGCCTAGTCTTTGCAGGCCGACTAGAAACTTGGGGGGACATTAAAGCAAAAGCCGATGAGTTGGGGGTAAAGGCGGCGGCGGTCTTTTGCGATTCGGGCGATCAGACGAGGGAGGTCTATCTAAACTGCTGTAAGAACGGCTGGATTGCCTTGGTCGGCTCAGACAAATCAAGCTTCTCGGAAATCGTGGGCAACGCCAAGGTTCAACGCCCATATGCCAGAATTGCCAATGGCGATCCTTTTAGCGGGAAGCAAACCCTTTCAAAAGAAGGATGGAAGTGGAAACTTTGCCCGGTCTTCCGATGGTCAAACCCCGCCATCAAAGACATCCTGGCCAACTTCCTTAAAACCGAAGGATGGGTGGCCGAAGATACCCCTTTGGTCTATTTCGAGCATATCAACGCCGAGGCCAAGGTTAAGGTTAAAAACCCAATGACAGGGCGGGAACGCTATGTTTGGAAACAAGTGGGGAAAAACAATCACTTACTAGATGCGGAATGCATGAATATCGTTGGCGCGGCTTTGCATGGAAAACTCAAGGTAACAGCTTCTGATTTGGAGCAAGAGGAAATCGTTGAGTAGTTTTGACATAGGAGGGGATTTTTATGGCGCAGGGTTCATTTGTTGGGCTACCCCTCGCCACCCTAACTGGTCTTCGTGATAAGTATGTTTCTTGTCTGGAAGCAATAGCGGTGGCGGGAATCA